TTGCAAGAGGTAATGATAATCCTAATGAGAAAGCAGCAGCAGAGAAAAAGGCAGGTGGACCTAAATTGATTGGTGAATCCGATAAAAAAGGTAAGGGTAGTGGCACAAAAGATGCCTGTTACCATAAAGTCAAGTCAAGATACTCTGTATGGCCGTCTGCATATGCATCAGGTGCTTTAGTTAAGTGTCGTAAGAAAGGTGCTGCGAACTGGGGTAATAGTAGCAAGAAAGAAGAAGTAGAATTGACACTCTTCCAAAAACTTCAAGAAAAATGCTGGAAAGGATATAAGAAGAAAGGTATGAAGACAATGTTTGGTAAGAGATATCCAAACTGTGTAAAAGAAGAAGAAAAAACATTAGATGAGAAGTGTTGGGATACTCATAAGCAAGTTGGTATGAAAAAGAAAGGTGGTAAAATGGTTCCAAATTGTGTTCCCAAGAATGAAGAAGTTCAGAGAGATGAGTACGGTGATCCAATCGGTGGTCCTAAGATCTCAAAGAAACAACTCAAAAAAAATCTTATGAAGAATGAACCTGATGAAAAACATACTACAACAACAAGTGAAGAGGTAATTTCTGAAAGACAAAAGGATAGTGACAATCAAAGATTAAGTCAAGAACGTGGTCGTTCTAATTATGGTAAAGCATCTGTTAGAAACATGAGAGCAACAGGCACAGGTGGCAATGCTGCTGATCCTGCTGAAAGACTTGTAGCAATGGACACAAGACATAAAGCACATAAAGAAAAACGTGGTATTAAAACAAAAGTGAAAGAGGAAGTTGGTGTAAGCTCATCTTCTATGATGATGAAAGCAAGGAAAGAAGCAGAACTTCGTAAGAAAGAACATGATGCTGTATCCAAGAAGATGAAGAAAGAGGAAACAATTACTTTACAAGATGCAAATGGAAATGATTTTGTAGAAGTAATTGATATAATATCATCAAAAAAAATATATTGTGATTGGAGAAATGAATTGGATGAGGGTGCAGCATGGACAAAGAAATCTGGAAAGAATAAAGAAGGTGGTTTAAATGAAAAGGGGAGAAAGTCTTATGAGAGAGACAATCCTGGTTCTGACTTAAAAGCACCAAGTAAAAAAGTTGGTAATAAGAGAAGAGCATCATTCTGTGCTAGAATGAAAGGCATGAAGAAGAAACTCACAAGTGCAAAGACTGCCAGAGATCCTGATTCAAGAATTAATAAGTCACTTCGTAAGTGGAACTGTTGATAAATTATGTCTGATAATGTATATCTTGGTAATCCTAATTTAAAAAAAGCAAATACTCCTATTGAATTTTCTCAAGAGAATATTCTTGAGTTTATGAGGTGTAAAGAAGATCCTGTTTACTTTGCAAAAAAATATATAAAAATTGTATCTCTTGATGAGGGTTTAGTTCCTTTTAATCTTTATGATTTTCAAGAAAAATTAGTTCGTAATTTTCATGAGCATCGTTTTAATATTTGTAAGATGCCTCGTCAGACTGGTAAGTCAACAACTGTAGTATCTTATTTACTTCATTATGCAGTTTTTAATGATAATGTAAATATTGCAATTCTTGCCAACAAAGCATCCACAGCTAGAGATTTACTTGGTAGATTACAATTAGCATATGAGAATTTACCTAATTGGATGCAGCAAGGTATCATAGCATGGAATAAAGGTTCATTGGAATTGGAGAATGGGTCAAAAATATCAGCAAACTCTACATCATCATCTGCTGTTCGTGGTGGATCTTACAACGTTATATTCTTAGACGAGTTCGCATTCATACCGAATCATATTGCGGATGATTTCTTTGCGTCTGTATATCCTACGATTACATCTGGTCAAAGTACAAAGGTTATTATAGTTTCTACCCCTCGTGGTATGAATCATTTTTACCGATTGTGGCACGATGCTGAAAGAGGAAGAAATGAATATACACCAACAGATGTTCATTGGAGTGAAGTTCCTGGTAGAGATCAAGTATGGAAAGAACAGACAATTGCAAACACATCTGAAGAACAATTTAAAATTGAGTTTGAATGTGAGTTCTTAGGTTCTGTTAATACATTAATAAGTTCAGTAAAACTTCGAAATCTTGTATATGAAGAACCTTTAAAGAAAAATGCTGGTCTGGATATCCATGAAGAACCAATCAAAGACCATAATTATCTTATTACAGTAGACGTTGCTCGTGGTTTAGGTAATGATTATTCTGCATTTATAGTTTTTGATATTACAAAGTTTCCATATAAAACAGTCGCAAAATATCGAAACAATGAAATCAAACCAATGTTATTTCCAAATATTATACACGACGTGGCAAAAGGATATAATCAAGCATTTTTATTGGTAGAAGTAAATGATATTGGAGATCAAGTGGCAAGTATTCTTCAATATGATTTAGAGTATGATAATTTACTCATGGCATCAATGAGAGGTCGAAATGGTCAAGTTGTTGGTCAGGGATTTTCTGGCAAAAAATCACAGTTAGGTGTTCGTACAACAGCTGCTGTTAAAAAACTAGGTTGTTCAAATTTAAAAACACTGTTAGAAGATGATAAAATATTAGTTAATGACTATGATATTATTGCAGAGTTAACAACCTTTGCACAGAAAGCAAATTCATTTGAGGCAGAAGAGGGGTGTAATGATGACTTAGCAATGTGTCTTGTGATATTCTCATGGTTAGTTGCACAGGATTATTTTAAAGAAATGACTGATAATGATGTAAGAAAGAGAATATATGAAGAGCAAAAGAACCAGATAGAACAAGACATGGCACCATTTGGTTTTATCGCTGATGGGTTAGATGATAATGTTTTTGTTGACAATGAAGGTGATAGATGGTATGCTGATGAGTATGGGGACAAATCCTATATGTGGGATTACAGGTAAGATGAAAGAAACTAAAAACATGATCACCGTATACGAAGAACACATCAAAGATTTAGAGAAAGAAAATAGAAGTTTAAAAATGCAAGTTGATTTTCTTAAAGAACAGTTAGAATATAAAACATTCGGAAAACCTAAAATAAACCAAAGAAGTTAATGGAATTCGATGACCAGTTAAAACTTGGACATCTACTACTTAATGATAGAAAGTGTCGGGTTTGTGGTGAAGAAAAAAATTTAATCGAAGGATTCTACAGGTCTAGAAAAGGAAGAGGTGCCACAGCTTCATCATATTCATATGAATGTAAAGTGTGTACTATCAAGAGAATTGTTCAAAATAGAAAGAAAAGAGCACCCTTTGTTGACTGGCAGTACCCTGATTGGTAGTGTTCATGTAATGTTTCCCCAATCAAAAAGGTCATTTTAATAAATAATTTTAACATATTTCGAGATTCGGAGAATAAAAGATGCCAGTAAATTTAGCATCTCCTGGAATTGTAGTTAGAGAAGTTGATTTAACCATTGGTAGAGTCGATTCTGCTACTGACAAGAATGCTGCAATTGTAGGACCTTTTGAAAAAGGACCTGTTAACATCCCAATAATAATTGAGAGTGAGCAGGATTTGATTGATAATTTTGGTAAACCATACAATACAGACGATCAAGTTGAATACTGGATGGTAGCATCATCATACTTAGCATATGGTGGACAGTTAAGTGTTGTTAGAGCAGCAGATACTAACTTAAACAATGCTACTGACGATGCTGGCACTGTGGTTATTAATAGTGTAGATGATTATATTAATAAAGGATATGATGAAAGCACTTTGGCAGGAACAGTAGTTGCTGCAAGAAATCCTGGTTCATGGGCGAACGGATTAAAAGTTGCGATTATAGACTCTTTTGCTGATCAAGTAATATCAGTAGCTAGCACTACAGGTGCAACGATTGGAATGGGAGTTACTCAAACAGCATCTGGAGTATTAGCAGGTGCAGGATCAACTTCAGTTCTTGATGGAACATTTAAAGGTATTATTACTGAAATAGGAACTGGAACAATTACAGTTAAGTTCTTATCACATACACCAAATGGTGGAACTGAAACTGAAAAGGATTATGAAGCATCAGGTGTGTATAAGTTTGGAACAACAGGAAATATTACTGTTGTCAATAACAGTGCTGTCGGAGTTCTAACCACTTCTGTAAGCAGTACAGCAGATTGGTTTGATTCTCAAACAATCACAACCACAAATGGAGTCCCAATTAGTTGGAATCAAGTTGCAGAAAGACCAGGAACTTCAGCATATGCTGCAGCAAGGAGTTCTAGATTTGATGAGGTTCATGTTGTTGTAATTGACGATGATGGAGATGTAACTGGAAACGCAGGAACAATTCTTGAAAAGAATTTAAATCTATCAAAAGCAAAAGATGCTGAGTTCTCTGCTGGATCTACTTCATACTGGAGAAAGTTTTTACTTAATGCTTCAGATAATATATTCGGATTAAGTGGTCCTACAAGTCCTGTTACAACAGCATTTAAGAGCACTGGAAATGGATTTGTAAAAGAGACTGATGTGGCATGGGATCAAAATGCACAGAATATTAAATTTGCTGCAAACGGCAATATTGGATATTCTTTATCTGGCGGTAAAAATTATGATGGAACTTCCGACATAACTGCTGCTGGTGCTCTAACAGCAACTTTAGGTGACCTATCCAATGGATATGGTTTATTTGAAAATACTGAAGAGTTTGACATTGATTTCTTACTTATGGGTTCAGGTTCATACACAACCTCTACAGCACAAGCATTAGCAAACAAGTTAATTGCAGTTGCTGAAATTAGAAAAGATGCTGTGGCATTCATATCACCTAATAAATCAACATTTATAACAGGTGCTGGAACAGATTCTGCAACAGTAGCGTCTGCTGCGGATATTACAAACAATGTATTAGAGTTTTATGCTCCAATCACATCATCAACATATGCTGTACTAGACAGTGGATACAAGTATATGTTTGATAGATTTGGAAATACCTTCAGGTATATCCCATTAAATGGGGACATTGCAGGAACATGTGCAAGAAATGACATCAATAACTTCCCTTGGTTCTCACCAGCGGGAACAGCAAGAGGTGCTATCTTAAATGCAGTTAAACTTGGATACAATCCAAATCAATCACAAAGAGATAAACTCTATACAAATAGAATTAATCCAGTGATTTTCTCACCTGGAGCAGGAATTATCCTCTTTGGTGACAAAACTGGATTTGGAAAAGCATCAGCATTTGATCGTATTAACGTTCGCAGACTATTCATTTTCATTGAAAATGCGATTGAAGCAGCAGCAAAAGATCAATTGTTCGAATTCAACGATGAGATTACAAGGACTAACTTTGTAAACATTGTTGAACCTTTCTTACGTGATGTTCAAGCAAAGAGAGGTATTACAGATTTCAGAGTTGTTTGCGATGAGACAAATAACACTGCTGCTGTTATAGATAACAATGAATTTGTAGCAGACATCTTTATTAAACCTGCAAGATCAATTAACTTCATTGGTCTTACATTTGTCGCCACTAGAACTGGCATCTCATTTGAAGAAGTAATCGGTACAGTTTAACTAAAGGTATAGAAAACTATGGCAACCCAATTTAATAAACCACCATTAAGGACTATCACTGGGTTTAAAAGCAAATTATCTGGCGGTGGAACTAGACCAAATCTATTTGAGGTGGAAATTGCTTTTCCTAATGAAACAGCAATTGATAATGACACCAAGGAAAAAACAAGATTCTTGATAAAGGCAGCTGCCTTACCTGCTTCAAACATCACACCAATTGATGTTAACTTTAGAGGTAGGATTCTAAAAATCGCAGGTGATAGAACTTTCGACACATGGACAGTTACTGTTCTAAATGACATTGACTTCTCAATTCGTTCTGCTTTTGAAAAATGGATGAATTTTATCAATAAGATGGAAGATAATACAGGAGAACAAGACCCTGCAATTTATCAACCAGATGCTTATGTTCATCAATTAGATCGTGACGGTTCAACACTTAGAACTTATAAGTTCCATGATGTATTCCCAACTCAAGTAAGTCAGATAGATCTTTCTTATGAAACTACTGATGCTATCGAAGAATTCACAGTTGAATTCCAAGTTCAGTGGTGGGAAGCACTCAAAGGTGTAGGTGCTAACGCTGGTGGTGAAGATATTAACTAAATTGCATAAATAGTGCTATAATAAAGAAAAGAAAAAAATTATACGATGGCAAAACTTTTTGGATTCTCTATTGATGACTCAGGCGATAAACCTGATTCAGTTGTCTCTCCCGTTCCTCAGAATAATGAGGACGGGTCTGATTATTATATTCAATCTGGTTTTTATGGTCAATATGTAGATATTGAAGGAAGATTCAGAACTGAATATGATCTAATCCGTAGATATAGAGAAATGGCACTTCATCCAGAAGCGGATGGTGCTATTGAAGATGTTGTTAACGAAGCAATAGTCAGTGATCTATACGATTCTCCTGTTGAAATAGAATTATCAAATGTAAATGCAAGTGATAAAGTTAAAGAAACTATAAGGAGAGAATTTAGAGGTATCAAAGAAATGATGGACTTTGATAAAAAGTCCCATGAAATTTTTAGAAATTGGTATGTTGATGGTAGATTATTTTATTTAAAGGTAATTGATACTAAAAAACCTGAAGAGGGTATTCAGGAAATTAGATATATTGATCCAATGAAAATGAAGTTTGTTCGTCAAGAAAAAAAGACGAATCAAAATTTAGGTGGAGTTGATCTTTCAAATGTATTTAAAGGAAGTGAGAAAGAGTTATATCCAGAAATAGAAGAATATTATGTTTATACTCCAAAACCAAACTATCCAGTTGGTTCAATGGGTGGAAGCACAAACACTAAAACTTCTGTAAAAATTGCGAAGGATTCAATCACATATGTAACATCTGGATTATTTGATCGTAATAAAGGAACTTGTTTATCATATTTACATAAAGCAATTAAAGCTTTAAATCAATTAAGAATGATTGAAGATAGTCTTGTTATCTACAGATTATCAAGAGCACCTGAGAGAAGAATATTTTATATTGATGTTGGAAATCTTCCAAAGATAAAGGCAGAGCAATATCTTCGTGATGTTATGATGAGATATCGTAATAAACTAACATATGATGCAAACACTGGTGAAGTCAGAGATGATCGTAAGTTCATGTCTATGATGGAAGATTTCTGGTTACCAAGAAGAGAAGGTGGTCGTGGAACTGAAATTACAACATTACCTGGTGGTCAAAACTTAGGTGAACTTTCTGATATTGAATATTTCCAGAAAAAACTATATCGTGCATTAGCTGTTCCTGAGTCACGTATCGCATCTGATGGTGGATTTAATTTAGGTAGATCATCAGAAATATTAAGAGATGAACTTAAATTTGCAAAATTTGTAGGCAGATTAAGAAAACGTTTTGCTAATATGTTTAATGACATGTTACGTACGCAATTAATTCTTAAGAATGTAATTACACCTGAAGATTGGAAAATTTTGAGTGATCATATTCAGTATGATTTTGTGTATGATAATCAATTTGCTGAACTTAAAGAATCTGAATTAACAAATGAAAGATTAGGAACTCTTGCCACGATTGAACCTTATATTGGTAAGTATTATTCAAATGAATATGTACGTAAGAGAATTCTTAGACAAACAGATACTGAGATTATAGAAATTGATGAACAGATTGAACAAGAGATTAAAGATGGAATCATACCTGATCCAACTGCAGTTGATCCAATTACAGGTGAACCACTAGAAGGTGGTGGAGATCTAGGTGATGTTCCAATCGAACCAGAAATTGATGCTAGTGTCACTGATGCACAGTTAAGCAAAGATACCAAATCGGCCGAGATATAAATAAAATATAACATTATATAAATTTTTATGCCTGATATTGTCGATTTGATTGCTCAAGATTCCAAAGCCTCTGATATTAGTTCAGAGATAAAGGATAGTTTGTATACTAAAGCTGCGGAAAAAATAGAAGCACTGCGTAGTGGTGTGAGCAACACTATGTTTAATGAACCACAAGTTGAAGATGAAGTTGAAACTGAAAACGAATTAGAAACAGAAACAGAAACCCCTGAGGATCAAGAATAATGGCAAACAATACACTTATTTTAGGTGGCGAAGTAGTTGTTACTGCTGGTATTGGAAATAGTTCTACTGTCAATAGTGCAACTTTAGTTAGAGTCTATAATGATTCTGGTGCTGTTAATATAATAAGCGTTACTGATCCAACAGGTTCAAACAGTTATTCTGGAATTGGTTCTATAACTGTTAATACTTCTGGAGTTGAATACATTGAAAAACCATCCTCTTACACCATTTGGGGTACAGGAAAATTTAGAGCAGCAAAAGTAGGATTTACAAACTAAAAAAATGAAACTTATTACGGAAGAAATAGCAAGCGTTAAATTTATCACCGAAGGAAAAGGTGGTAAAAAGAAAATGTATATTGAAGGTGTCTTCTTACAAGGAGATATCAAAAATCGTAATGGTAGAATGTATCCAGTCCAAACTCTTGCGAAAGAAGTTGGAAGATACAATGAGTCGTTCGTAAAAAAAGGACGTGCTCTTGGTGAGTTAGGACATCCAGAAGGTCCTACCGTAAACCTTGATCGTGTTTCTCACAGAATTGTTTCTCTTACACAAGAGGGAAATAATTTTAAAGGTAAAGCACAACTTTTAGATACACCAATGGGTAAGATTGCAAAATCTTTAATCGGTGAAGGTGTAACTCTTGGAGTTTCATCTCGTGGAGTTGGTTCTCTAAAAGAAGATAGCAATGGATGCAAAGTTGTAGGTGAAGATTTCATGTTAGCAACTGCTGCAGATATTGTCGCTGATCCATCAGCACCTGATGCTTTTGTCTCAGGAATAATGGAAGGAAAAGAGTGGATTTGGGAAGGTGGAATTCTCCGCGAATCTCTCGCATCTCAAACAAAAAAACATATTAATACATTAGTAGATCAAAAAAGATTAGAAGAACACAAGTTGAATTTATTCAATGATTTTCTTTCAAATCTATAAGTTCTATAAATAAATGTAGATTAAAACACAAATCAATAACAATGTCCGTTGGCAGCAAATTACAAGACATGGAAAACATCGAAGAAAACGTAGTGACCAAAGGTGCAAAACCTGCGGATCCTATGCAAAAAATGTCAGGTGCATCAGTAGAAGATCTCGGTGGACCTACTCCTGAAAACTATAAGCCTGATGACGATTCAGCAAAACTAAAAACACCTAGTGGTACTCTTAAACAAGTTAAGGATATCGTAAACAAAGGTGCAAAACCTGCTGAAGGAGCAAAAGGTATGAAGGAAGAAGAAACCGAAGTTGAAGGTGAAGTAGTTGCTGAAAATGAGCAAACTACTGAAGATGTTGTTTCCGAAGAAGAAACTACAACGGATGAAGTGGTAACTGAAGAAGAAACCACAGAAGATGAGGTTGTTGCCGAAGATAAGATTGATGTTGAGGAAGACCTTAACGCACTTATCGCAGGTGAAGAACTCTCAGAAGAATTTCAAGAGAAAGCACGTACTATTTTTGAAGCTGCTATTAGAACTAAAGTCACAGAAATGACTGAATCTATTAAAGCACAGTACGAAGAAACTCTTGTAGAAGAAGTCAAGGCAATCAAGGAAGAACTCCAAGATCGATTGGATTCTTATCTTGAGTATGTCGCTGATGAGTGGGTATCTGAAAATGAACTCGCCATCGAGCACGGACTCAAAACTGAAATGACAGAATCATTCCTAACTGGAATGAAGAGTCTTTTTGAAGATCATTATGTAACTATACCTGAAGAAAAATATGATGTCATCGAGAGCATGGTAGATAAACTTGATGAAATGGAAGGAAAACTCAACGAGCAAATCGATAAGAATGTTGCTCTAAACAAGAGATTAGCTGAATCAACCGCTGACGTAATTTTTGCCGAAGTTACTGAAGGTCTAGCACAGACACAAAGGGATAAACTCGCTACTCTAGCAGAAAATGTTGAGTTTGAAAGTGAAAACGGCTATCGTGAGAAGTTAGAAACGCTTAAGGAATCATATTTCTCAGGCAAAACTAGCACTCCAACCAGTAAGTCTGAAAACTTGACTGAAGAGAGCGAAGCGACTGACTATCAGTCCAAAGCAGTATCTTCCAGTATGGAAAGATATCTTCAGACAATGACCAGAGTTGCTAAAAAGTGATTTTTAAATCATAAATTCAAACAAAACTTTTTTTAAAGAGGAAAAATCAAATGCAAATGTTCAATGCTGAACAACTGCAGGAGAAGTGGGCACCTATCCTAGACCATGAAGGTTCGGATAAAATTCAAGATAAACATCGAAGAATGGTAACCGCAGTTCTCCTGGAGAACCAAGAAAAGGCACTTACTGAAGAGAGAGAATTTCTTTCAGAAGCTGTCCCTACAAATAGCACAGGATCCGCTGGTGGTACTGCAGGTTTCTCTGCTGGTGCAAGTGCTGGTGGACCTGTTGCAGGTTTCGACCCAGTTCTAATTTCACTAATTAGACGTGCAATGCCTAATTTGGTCGCTTATGACCTAGCAGGTGTTCAACCAATGAATGGTCCAACAGGACTTATCTTCGCAATGAGATCTAAGTTCACTTCAATGGATAGCACTAGTGAAGCACTATTCAACGAAGCAGATACAGCATTCTCTGCTGTTGGTGCTGGAGCAACCACAAGTGGTGTTGGTTCAGGATACACTCAAAACGAAGGTGCAAACACAGGAACTAACGTCGGTTTCGGTACTACACAAAGTGGTTCAGGCGGAAACCCTGCATTACTTAACCCAACTTCAGGTGCACCTGGTAATCAGTTTACTTACAAAACTGGTCGCGGTATGGACACCGAGAAGTCAGAAGCACTCGGAGATGGTAGTGGTCCTAACTTCAACGAAATGGCATTCTCAATCGAGAAAGTTACCGTTACTGCGAAGTCCAGAGCACTAAAGGCAGAGTACAGTTTAG